CGTAATGATTGGCTCGGACAAACACCAGAATTGTCTAGATTTAATCGTCACGCAATTATGGGATTCATTATTGTTCCCACTCAACCTTTTGGATTTAATTATCTTGGAGGTAAACTTCTTGCACTTCTGTGTTGTTCTCATACTGCAAGAGAGAAGTTAAATAGTAAGTACGGGTCAGATATCTGTTCATTTGAGACAACCTCTCTTTATGGGTCTACAAAGGCATCATCTCAGTATGATGGTTTGAAACCTTATATGAGGTACAAAGGTTTAACTCAAAGTGACTTTACTCCTCTGCTCCACGACGAAATCTTCCAGGAGTTAAACAAATGGTTTATTCAACGGAACAACAATCAGGGTTTGGTGAAGGAGGACGCATCCAGTCGCAAACTCAAAACTCAACAGAGAATGATCTCCATTATCAAAAACAGCTTACCTTCTCAAAAGGTTGTGGAGTTCCAGACTGCGATTGTAAATGCAAAAAGTCTGACTGAAAAGAAACGATTTTATATTTCAGATTATGGATTTGAAAATGCTCGTGAAGTCATTCTTGGTCAGGAAGAAGTGTTGCGCCCTGGTCAAAATTACGATAAATTCCACTTTGACAATCTTGTGAAGTGGTGGAAGAACAAAGCTTCTAATCGGTATGACGCTCTAAAATCTGACGGCCGTCTTCGCACTGAACTTGAGACTTGGAACAAGAACCCCGAATCTATTGATATTATCCGATGAGTTACGAATTAAAAGATTATCTGAATTCTATTAATTTCAGTAAAGAATACTTGATGGATGAACAGGATCCCCAATGGGAAAAGAAGTATGCACCATTTATTATTAATAAATGTATGTCGGGGTTTGTCGATACAATTATGTTCGCAAACGAGATGAACCTAAACCATCAGTTGCCATCTAAACTTCAATATGACTTTCTTATAAATATTGTCAGAAAGCGGAAAAGATTTTCTCCGTGGTTAAAAAAAGAAAAGATTCAGGATCTTGATGCAGTCAAATCATACTATGGCTATAGTAACGAAAAGGCCCAACAATCTCTGAAAATTCTCACCAAAGAACAAATTGCATTTATTAAACAGAAACTTGATGTTGGAGGAAAGAGATGAGTAATTTTGTTGAACCGGAAGTTCGCTGGTCTCAAGATCAAATGGTTGAAGTCATTCTGAATGAACCAGATGACTTTTTAAAAGTTCGTGAAACTTTGACTCGTATTGGAGTTGCGTCACGCAAAGAAAAGAAAATCTATCAATCTTGTCATATTCTACATAAACAAGGTAGGTATTACATCGTTCACTTTAAGGAGTTGTTTGCTCTTGATGGTAAACACGCAAACTTAACTGTGAACGATGTTCAACGTAGAAATAGAATTGTTAATCTGATTTCAGACTGGGGTCTAGTTACAATTGTTAAACCCGATTCAGTTACTGATGTAGCTCCATTGAATCAAATTAAAGTTCTTTCTTATAAAGATAAGGATGATTGGACTTTGGAAAGTAAGTATAACATCGGCAAAAAGAAAAGAGTTGAAGAAACCGAATAATAAAGTAGGGAGTTCAACACTCCCTTTTTTTGTAAGAAGTATTATTCTAAATAACTAAAAAGTATTCGTAAAATGGACGCACAAGATTTTCGTAGTCTTCAAGAAGCATATTTAGAAGTTGTTGAGGGATTTCGAGATCTTCCTGTAGAAAAAATGAAAAAAAAAGAAGATTCCTTAAGGTCTAAAAATACAAGTAGTGGTGAAAGAGTACGTTCAAATATTGAAAACGTTAGAACTAATATTGGGAAAAGTCAAAAAACACAAAGTTTTGGTAAAAGTGAAATTTCAAAAAAAACTTCTGCGAAGCATCATGCCGCAGGATTTTTGAGACATGCCACATGGTCTCCTCAAGATACTCCAGAAAAACCGGACCATAAAAATAAACCAAATATGTATATTAGAAGAAGTGCTGGAGCAAAAGAAAGACATCTTAAACAAAGAGAGGGTAGGAAAAGAATTCAACAAGAAAGTTATGATTTATACGACATCATCCTCTCACACTTACTTGATGAAGGATATGCGGAAACACAAGAACAAGCAGAAGCAATTATGGTGAATATGAGTGAAGAGTGGAGAGATAGTATTAGGCGTAAAAACCATAATAATATGTTCGGTTTTTAACTTGCTATTATTTTTGTTTTATGGTTAAATAGTAGTGATCGCCTTGTTGGGA